AGGATGCTGTTGCCTTAATGACATATGGCGACGATAATGCTATGAGCATCTCTGAGAAATGTCCATGGTTCAATCATTCTTCCATTCAACGCTGTTTAGCAATGATTGGTATTGATTACACTATGGCTGATAAGGAATCGGAATCTGTACCTTATATCGATTTTGAACAATGCAGTTTTTTGAAAAGAACCTGGCGTTATGATGGCGACTTGGGAGTGTATGTGGCACCTCTAGATCCAACTTCAATTGCGAAGATGGTGACAATTTGTACCGCTAAAAATAACATATCTCCGTCGGCTCATGCGGCAGAAGTAATTTCAACTGCAGTCCGTGAATACTTTTTCTATGGACGCGAAATTTTCGAAGAAAAGGTTGCGATGTTTAAAGATGTCGTTTCCGAGAATGATTTGGAACTTTATGTAAGCGAATCGACTTTCCCCACATATGAATCACTTGTTGAATCTTTTTGGTATTCATCTCAACATGTAAATGTTGATGGAATCAATGTGGAAGAGAAATTGAAAGCCGCTAGAGGGCTTTCCGCTTAGAACCGTTAGTTTCTCCCATGGTGGCGGGTTAGGACACCAATATGGAGTAGTTCTCCCTAAAAACTCCCATTCGGATGGGTTAAGGCCGGTGAGTAAACACAAAGAAAATCCTGAGACAACAGCTAACCCTTGCTAGGGCTGATCCCCCAACACATTGTACAAAAATGATTTCTTGCAAACATGCAGACCAGCGACAGGGCAGATTGTCGCAAAGCAGTCCGGGACGGCTAGACATCCCGGCGAACGTACATCGTCAAAGTACGCCAGTTTCAGTTGCTGGCTTGGTTTCAGCTGTAAGTTCGGATTCTCGACCCTCGAGTCCATCGATCGACGAATGGCATCCCTACTCTCCGGTTTTCGAACCGCGTGAGTATGCAAGAATGCAACGTCGTAGGACTTCTGCACTCGAAGATCCAACACCCCCTATCGTTAATGATTGTAAGTGTCAATGCGAAGTTCAGGCTGATGTAGTGGAACCTAATACGGCCGCTACTATGTATGATTTACAACAGCAGACTACACATTTTTCAGACATGAATCCTGGCGAGCGCACAGAGATAGCCGCTATGGATTATGATGACGCATCATTTGATCAAACTCGAAATATTGACCTTGTTGGCTTCTTGTCTCGACCTGTCCGTATTCTGAATTTCACGTGGAATGAAAGCGATGCCGTGGGAACATCTCACACTGTGAGCCCATGGAACGCATTCTTCACTGATCCTCGGATTCAGTACAAACTGAACAATTTTGCCTTCATTCGTTGTACGTTAAAGGTTAAGGTATTGATCAATTCGTCGCCGTTTTATTATGGCGCAATGATGATGTCGTATCAGCCTTTACCGACGCTGACACCAACGACCATCACAAACGATACAGGTACTCGTTACCTAATCCCCTATTCCCAAAGACCGCATATTTGGATTAATCCTCAAGATAATGCAGCTGGTGAAATGACTCTCCCATTTTTCTATCAACAGAATTTTATTAACGCGCAATCGGCGCAGAACATGACAGATATGGGGCTATTGACATTTCTGAACTATACAACCCTCCAGTCGGCGAATGGAGTCTCTGGCACGGGTGTGAACGTTGCAGTTTACGCCTGGGCGGAGAACGTCAAATTGTCCGGCCCTTCGGTCGGCATTGCGACGCAATCCGAGGAGTTTGAAGTCCAGTCTGATGAGTATGGAAATGGCGTGGTTTCCGCGCCCGCATCTGCGATTGCAGCAGGTGCGTCCTACTTTGAGAACATTCCAATTATTGGGAGATTTGCGACAGCGACTAAGATAGGTGCTTCTGCGATCGCCTCTATTGCTAGTATGTTCGGTTTTACCAACGTACCTGTGATAAGTGATACGGAACCCTTGAGGCCTGAAGCTTTCCCCAAGATGTCTTCTTCTGAGATTGGTTTTCCGGTTGAAAAGCTTACATTGGACCCGAAGAACGAATTGACGGTTGACCCGACGACGTTAGGTTTAAACCCGACGGATGAATTGGCTATACCCCATCTCGTGCAACGTGAATCCTACTTGACTAGCACCAACTGGACAACAGCACAAACTGCTGATACGATCTTATTTACGAGTCTAGTAAACCCTCATATGTTTGATACTGATGGGGCGACAAATTCGAAGATTTATATGACACCGCCTTGCTGGGTTTCGGCATTGTTCGAACACTGGCGAGGTGATATCATATTTAAATTCAAAGTTGTTGCTTCAAAATTTCACCGTGGACGGTTGAAGATCTCGTTTGATCCTTCTGGGCAATCCACTCAAAATATCGTACTGATACCGACTACTACTAACGTCGTGATGACCTCGATCATTGATCTTGGTGACAGTAACGAAATTGAATTTCGAGTGCCCTATCAACAGGCTATTACCTATCTTTTGAAGCGCCAGAATTTTACATCTGGCGATGTGGTTTGGAATACCACAACTAGCCCCTCCTTCTCTTATAACCCAAACTTCGATAATGGAACCATTTGTGTGCGCGTTTTAACTGCACTCACTGCTCCCGTGGCTGCTGCCCCGGTTAGCATTCTCGTTTCCGTGCGCGGTGCCGAGAATTTGGAATTTGGAAATCCTTGTGAACCTCCTCATTTCTCCATGTTCGCTGTTCAGTCAGAAGAATTTCCTGATCAGAAGGAAGAAAATCATCATATATTGGGTACTGGTGTAAGCGGAAGAACTTCGCAAAAGAACTTGTTACATTTCGGTGAGACAATTTGTTCATTGCGTCAATTGTTAAGGCGTTCGACCTTGGTTTCTACCTCGGCCTTGCCCTTTGACACCACACACGATTTCGTCTTGTGGAAAAAAGTTTTTACAAAAATACCAGGGTTTTTCGGATTCGATCCGAATGGAATTAATTCGGCCAAGGGCCTTGTTGTTACTACAAGTAATTTTCCATTTAACTATTCCCAGACCCATCCGCTCACCTGGCTTTTGCCAGCGTTTGTAGCGTATCGGGGGTCGACAATATGGTCTTTCAATACGGTTGGGGCTACTCAAATCGGTCATGTTCGCGTTTTCCGCGACAATGCCGTTCTCTATAACGTTGGAGAGTCTGCGCAGACACAAGCCAAATCGACATCTTCGTCGACGGCAGCGTTTTTCTACAATAACACTGTAGGTGGCGCGACCGGGCAAGCTGTAACAAATCAGCAAACAAACGCAGGCATAAACGTTCTTTGTCCAAATTATGCAGGCTATCGTCTTCAAAGCACAAACCCAGTTTATGCTACGGCACCTTCCGGAAATGATGGATCGCTTCACGATCAATTCGTGTATGAGACCCTCACTAACGGTATTACTGCCCCGAATCCAAATGCGGTCACGGTATGGTCCTATTGCGGTATTGGTACAGATTTTAATATGTACTTTTTCCTCAATGTTCCTACGCTGTGGGCGTATACGACGACGCCGACGCCTAATTAGGCGTCTGGACCGGGTGTTAGAAAGCAGCCCGCCGATGAAGTTTTGATCGAAACCGAGATCTTAACGGAGGAAAATAGCTACTCACAGGAGGTGGAATACCTTCCCTTAGAGCCAACTAAGGATAAATATTTGGTTAATAAAACAGTAGGCGTTGACTACGGCCCTTAGCATTTAATTGCTTTGGATCAGTATTCCGTAGAGACAGTCGGCACGGTCGGCACTGTTTTTTCCTCTTGAAGAAAGGGGTTTTTGTAAAACCGTGGGGACGTTAAGTTCGCTTTGCAGTTGGAATTTCAGCATGGGCTTAACGGCCCCTGCGATCCTCCTGCTTTTGCCGGGGGTTTCAAAACTGTGAACTTATTCTTCCCCACGAGTATTAATCGTG